GGCCGCCTTCGCCAGTACATGAACGTAACGTATGCATTAGCTTTCGGAAACGAACGTCCTTTGCAGGACGCTCGGCTGTTCGCCGCGTGATGCTTCTAAACCGAACCCCTTCGGGGAATCGGCCAGCATGCATGTACGTGTCGAATTCGTTATCACTGTCAGGCCCAAGCAGAACCTCCCCACGGAAAAACCGTAGGAAGAAACTGTCAAGCCGGGCAGGTAACCTTTCACCGAGGTGGCGAAGCCACCAACGATTAAGGCGATTACGATCATTATAGAGCCCAAGTACACTCCTAGGGAGATGCTTAAGGAATATCGGACGAATATCAACGCCGTCAAAAGCGTCGATACCGCACGACTCCGCAGCCCTCCCGTGTACAAAGGACTTATCTAAGTTTGGCTGGAAACCAGCCTCGCGAAGATAAATACAATGATGGTTGTATAAATAAGACATTCCGACCATATCGTCGCCAAAGGCCAGACTTACGTCTGACCGATGGCCGAAACAATCGGAGATAGCCTTACTCAGACACCAGAACAGCACGGTCTCTAATTCAAACGTGAATCCGTTACCCATCGAGGAGATTTTGGCATAACGCCATCCACTCCCATCTGGAAACTCCCCATTCGGGGAGCGTAACGAATATAGCAACTCGAACCAGTCTGACGGAACCATCGATCTAACAAATTCAAGCGACACAGTGTCGCTTGCGTTTGAGAGGTCAATGGTAAACAGCTTCCCATGCTTAGATGCAAGGAGAGCTGCTCGTCTATTCCTATCCTGCTGTTTGTCAAGGTCGATCCCCGCAGAGCGCAAGCGCTCACGGATGATTCGACCGACACCCAGCTGGAGGAATATGTTTCCTGCAGGTTCGATAGCGATAGGACGGTCTTTGCGACCGTCCTTCGGGACGGATGTTACTCGATTAAACGTATGTTGAGGATCAACTACATTATCCCAAAATGCGGTCCTGTTAAGGATTGCCCACTTTGGTATTTTGTATCGCTCCCGGTAGGCATCTTCTAAAGAGCCAACCCAACGTTCGTCAAGTTTGATGACATCCACTAGTAGAGCTTTAGCCCGAGGACTAACAGCGTAAGGCCACCGTTCGTACTTGAAGTACGAGCTGCGGTCCTTATAGCTGATAGTGGAACTCGAACCGGGCCCATGCCTAGAACCTTCCGCAATCATCTCTAGGTCAGGAGCAGGCCCAAGCACTTGCTTGAGTATCTGCTTCATACTATTGAACACACGGTCGGTAGACCAGGATTCTCTAGGAGAAACTGCCAAACCCTCGTCCAGCTGCCTCACGGCAGTCAGACAAGCGGTGTAGCGGTCCTTCTTTGAGACCAGTTCCATCGATTCGTGCTTTCTAATCACGGAGACCAGTAGTCGCACCACAGCCGGATTTCCCGGTTCGGGGCGACCCCAATGGTTCATACACTGTAGTCCATAGAGGTCATCGAGCCCATGGTACCCCTTCACATCGCGATTTCTCGCGATGGAGAGGAGGTCACCTCTGAGCCCGGTGGTTATATGGTCATTTAATTCGGCCGATAAGCCATTCAGCAATTGCCAGCAGTAATCTGCCGGCAACCGCTTTATACTCTCGGCTAAGTCCACCTCGCCCCACTTGGGGCGGGAGGGACGGGGCAGCGGGCGAATTTTCATTCGATTCCGCTTCCCCAGAATTGACAAGTATATGTCCTTGTCTTCTGTTTTTCACGCGTTTCACCGTACCCATAGATGAGTGTATAGTTGCCAATTCGAGATCTCAGCGTAATGCAGAGACGACGTTTTGGCCATTCTTCACAAATCACTGAGTATGATTTACATCTTTCGATGTAAGCAAGGAACGAGAGAAAATTCCTGGCATAGCCAGAAATATCAATCGTACCGAGGACGCCCACCACTTGATAGTGTTGGAAGTCAATAAGACCTGCTACGATGGGAAGAGGCGTTTTTAGTGCCTCAGCATCCATCAAACAGAGCTTTAGGTGAGCGACAGTCTTTGCAAACTGCCGCTGCGGAACAGCGACCATTATGGTCGTAGACCGCTTACTACCAAACCTTTCGTTTGTCGTATTCATGGGAAATCAGGAAGTGTTAAATTTCCTGGTAACCCATCAGGTTGTCCATAACAGTATCTGAGTCGAGAGCTGCAATCAGACGTTGGCGAACAGCCTTCATCTGAGCTGCGGTTACCCCGACAGGGATACTGAAGGACACTTCAGCAATATCAGGAGCCTGGATGTCCAGGCCACTGGCAGACAAGACGGTACGTGCCTGAGTGAGCTTAATGCTCACCTTGGCACTTCCGAGATAGTCACCAGAACGCTTTGGAAGCGTCCGATAGAACTGGAGCGTGTTAGGAACAGCGACAGAGTGATCGGGACCACGATAAGTGGAACGATTAATCTGTTCTTCGTGACGGGTGAAGACTTCGTTAGTTGTCGACCCCGAGTTCAATAGATCGACCGCGAGGGTGATCGTGTTAGCTTGCATGGTTTTTACCTTTAGCTGGATTGTTATTTGGTTGACTTACAGTCTACTAAAGACGTCCTTAAGCCGAGGGCCTAAGACACGTGCTAAAGCGACCCCATCGGCCACTCGCTTCCAGTTAAGATTTACTCTTAACTCAGGCAAGTAGCTGACAGTAGGATTAGCTATGCGCTGTGTATACCGCGTCTCTTCCATAGTTGTACCACCTCTACTCCCAGAACCGGTGCATAACGGGGAAGTCCCCGTTACTTTACCAGTCTGGTTGTAGTTGTCGTACTTCGATAGTTGATGACGGTGCACTATCCACGTTCCAAGGGTTGGACGTAGAACCGATCCCTCAAGCGCTTGAATGCGCGTAGAGGTATCGTAGAACCAGTCTAGGACAAACGACAACGGGAGTAACTCCCATGCCGTTGACAGAACTCGAAAGGCACCTTTGGTGTCTTCTAATCCATCCATGCCTAGAGAACATAAGCATCCGGCGGAGGTAAGCGTACTGCGAGAATATCTCGTAGTCCGCGTTCCATTCCAGAAGCTATTATCAGTCGCGGTGGTTATTAAATCACCGGAATGATAGAAAGAACTGCTAGATGCGGTAATACGTTGCCGGGTACGTTTAGATCCGAAGCTATCTTTCCATGACATAATGTCATAGTAAGTAGCCATCAGGCCATAACGATACCCAAGCCACATACTAGCCGCAGCCGCAGTTCCGCTTAGCAACTTTTTTGGAGTTACCAAGCCCCTTGCTGCTCTAATTATATCCTTATATCTCATGCGGGAAAGCTGACGCAAAACGGGGGTGGGTAACTTTTCAAGGTTACCAACCAACCGCGCTGCGCTTTGCAAACCGTTATGAAAGAATTCTAAGGACTTCGGTAGCTCAGCCAGTGTGACAAGGAACAACACATCCGAATCAGCCGCTTTTGAAAGCGCCTGAGTAAGGAGAGTCGAACCTATTGCACTAGTTGGGCCAAGGTTGTACGGCGCTATCGCCGCCGACCAGCTTAACGTGCCGAAATAGTCAGCCAACATTGTCTCATCGAAGCCAGCAATGGCTCCAGGAGAACAAGTGTTAGTGACTGACCATCTGGTCCAGGGCGTCCCAGCAGGCATATCCTTCATTTCGAAGGTCAACCCGCTAAGAGGCACTGAATCGACATGTCGCTCCGATTGGATCGAGTCTAGGGGGTTCATGATAATGTTACCTTGGCTTCGGAGTTTGGTAAAATGTGGTGTTACCACATCCACCATACACCTGGCCTGGGCATTACCAATGTTAGCACCTACAACCGACCCAGCGGAACTAGACGTACTCCCATCCGAGTTAACAAAGTTAACCGTATAGGGATATGTCGTAGTGACGCTATTGCTAGTTCTGCGCGTTCTCACGATTGTTATAAGCGGCTAGGCCGCCCAACCGGAGGATGGGTCTAAGTTAGACCCCTCTGTGACTCCGTTAGGACTCACAGAGGCCTATGGGTATTTCTACCCAGG